AACCAGAACCACCAGTATTTGCTTTTGCGAACGCCGCATATGCCATGGCATTGGCAAGATTTGCTTGTATGTAAGAATTAGCAGCCAATGTATTAGCACTATTAGCTTGGATAAAAGCCGCATTTGCCTGAATATAGGAGTTTGCTGCCAACGTATTGGCTGAATTGGCTTGAATATATGAATTGGCTGCTAGCGTATTGGCTGAATTTGCTTGAATGAAAGAAGAATTAGCCTGAATGTAAGAATTAGCAGCTAACGTATTTGCCGAGTTTGCTTGTATAAAAGAAGCATTAGCTTGAATATAAGAATTGGCTGCTAGCGTATTGGCTGAATTTGCTTGAATGAAAGCAGCGTTGGCTTGAAGAAAAGAAGCAACAACACTTGCGGCTCCAGCGTTGTTGGCTGCATTAAATGCTGCTTGCGCCAATGAGTTTGCTGTATTGGCTTGTGTGAACGCACCGTTGGCATAAACACCTGCTGAGTTAGCAACATAACTTGGTGTATTAGCCTGAATAAAAGCCGCATTAGCCTGTGCATATGCAACATTGGCTTTTGTAAAAGCACTTGCTGCTACATCTCTTGCTATTGTATCAGTTGATATCTGTGATGTTGTAACGACAGCTGGGCCTTGTTGATTACCGACTTGTACTTTAATTGTTGATATTGGTCCTGTGGCCATATTATTCCTTAAAATACAGTAACTTGCGGTAATACATTCACTATTCCTTCTAAAACTCTTGTAATTGTGTTTGCGGAATCTTTGATAGCCACATCATAGACATAACGACCTGCAGCAATATTGGCTGTGTTTGCAGATGCCAAAGACATATTCAATGTACCTGATGTTGGTGTATTGATTGTAATTGTGAATTGAGCAGTAGCACTGGTAGAATAATATGACTTTCTCATCTGACTCTTTGCGGTAAAGCCAGTAAGATTATATGGGTCACCATTCACATCATCTAAAGTGATTGATGTGGTGAAGTCTGTGCCTTGTTCTAAAAATAATTCTTGGTACCCAGCTGCCATGGTGGTTTTTTCTTATGAGTTATTATGGTATTTAGTACTCGTTTTATCCTTTTGGATATTTAGCCTTGACTGCCCAGCAGTCTGCAATATACTTATCAATCTGTACTTGGTCACTCTTGACAACACCATCAAGGTAATCAGTGAATGGTGGATATTCACTTTGACGTTTTTGTGCATAAGTTAATGCAGCAAAAGCAGCTTCTTGTTGTTGTATTCTTAGAGCATCAGCTTCATCATCCGTGATTGGTGTACACTGAGGCAACCAAATTGAAGCATCATCACCTGCATCAAGCCAATATACTTTATTTTCTGAGTCTTTGAAATGTGGCATGTTTTATCCTTAACGAAGTTCGTACCAAGCAGAAATGCCACCGCCAGTCCCTGCGTATGTTGCGCTGTATGTAATTCCGGGGGGAACAATTCCAGCAACTGATTGAGATGCGTTAATATTTTGCGGATATGACTGAAAAACAGCCAAACTATTGATATTCAAAGTTAAACTCGGTGGCGAACCAGATGACCTAATTGATACATAAATTGGTTTTGACGTACTGTTTGTATATGTTGTGCCCGCTGTACGTGACGAGGTCAAATCTTGCCACGTTTGTCCATAACCAATAGAATAAGTGTTTGAGCTGGAGTTCTGCACGGTAGCATCACTGAATGTGATTGTTCCGTCTAATATCATTGTCATGATTTATTTCCTTGTGTTTCTAATTTATATAAATTCATGGTAAAACTGATTTAATTTCATCTACTGTTGTAGCAGAATCAATTACTGACTGCATTACAGAATACTTTTCTCTGATTACTGCTCTTGCGGCTTCAGCAGCAGTTGTATCAGCACCAGGAATTTGTTTCATAATAACTTCATCGTATGGTTTAAATTCTTCTGTTCTTGCTGCACGGCGAATGTCATGAGCAATATCTTTTGCTTTAGTAATATTAATAGTAATCATGCTTATTCCTTAACGGCTTGTTCGGCAAACCATGCTTTATGTCCAATGCCTTCTCCATCAGGATTTGAGAAGTCAGCCTCCCATGCCTCAAAAAACATATGTTCTTGTGGTAGTTGGTTTACATTAATAATATGATATGGTTTACCAGCTGGTACATCTTTGCGAGCTATTTCCTCAATAGATAAGCCGCATTCAGCGGCAGGGCTGACGACTGATAACCAGCCTTCATCGTTTGGGTAAATGATTACTTGTGTCATGGGTTTTCCTTATCTAAAGATTGCTACAGAAATAACGCCAACATCGTAGGGAACCCCTGTACTTGGAAGAGTAATATTTATCCCCATAGAACCTGTTGCGTATGTTCCTGTACTTGAGACTGCACCGCTTTGATTTATTTGCCCCGAATAATTTGTATCAGGCATTGCAGTTGTAAAGTTTACCGTATATATTCCAGTTGAAGCTTTTGTAACTGAAGTCACGTTACCCGAACCTCTTATTGTTGACGGTGTTGCAGTAGTACCGTTAAAGTTTACCCAAGCTCGACAGCCGTATGCAGTAGCGGCAGAACCATAGCCTGAGTTGAAGGCAAAGTCACCATTGGTAGCTGTTGAAGCTACTGTAGTACCGTTTGTTTGTAATTGTAATGCGCCGCTGGTGTCTGCGGATTGAATTAATCCAGCTGATGTAGAAGCATTTATTGTGACTGCCATTTTTTAAACCTTTGGATATTTAGATTTTACTGCTTGAACTTTTACCAACATTTCAGCGGCCGCATCGCCGCCTTTCCATAAGGCATCTAGTTGGTCACCTATTGGTGGATATTCTGCGGCACGTTTCTGTGCATAAGTAAGTTCAGGTGGTTTTGGTCTTAATGCTTCTGCTTCTTCATCTGTGATTGGCACTGAGCCAGCAGGAAGTAGATAGAAGAACGAGTCATCATCAAGGAAGTGAACTGAGTTGTCGGGGGCTTTGTAATGTGTCATTTGTTTTCCTTAACGAAGTTCTGACCAAGAGCCAGATAAATAAGAACCTGTTATAACATAAGACTGTCCGGGTGGAACAATTGTTACAAGTGGGCCTCTGTTTGATGGGCCTTGATCCGCCCAAACTGTCTGCACGCCATTAACAGTTATTACGCCGTTAACGCTTACATCTGACCTAACGGATACAAGAATTGGTTTTCCTGTTGTATTGTAGTAAGTTGTTCCAGTTGAACGACTTGCAGATACGTTTTGCCATGTTTGAGAGAATCCAAGTCCATCACTTTGTAATGCTAATGTTCCAGTATTAGCCTGTAGTGTAAGTGTAGTTGTGCCGGCCACGGCTGGTGCAGCCAATGTAACTGCGCCACTGGTGTCTCCTGAAATAATAAGTGAACTCATAATTTTCCTTTTATAGAATAATCCAACGAGAACCTGTTGGTAAAGTCACAGTTACACCAGTATTTATTGTTATAGGTCCAGCTGACATACCGGATCTACCAGCAGTCATAGTATAATTTGAACTTATTGTACCTACAGATTCATATACAGCACCACCACCATAAGCTATGGTAGATGGCAAAAGTGTTCCTGATACATTTGCTGTTGGTATATAACCAGTAGAAGTTGCTGCTTGTCCTAGTGTTGAAAGGTTTCTTGCTAAACTCATTTAATTTGTCCTTTTAATATTTCTACTTCTGATTTTAATTCTTTGATAGCTGCAAAAGCCAAAGCACAAAGTTTTTCATAGTCAACTGCTAATGAACCATCAGTTCTTGTTCTTGTGGCCAATGGAAATACTGATTGAACATCTTGAGCAATAACACCAAAGTCAGATTTTTGTATGAAATAACCATCTTCACCACCATGTTCTTGTATATATTCGTCAGTCCAATCAAATAATTTACCACCAATTGCATCAACTTTTTCTAGTGCATTTGGTATATCTTGTACATTCTCTTTGAATTTCTTATCAGATGAATAGTAAGCAGTAATGTTATTTGTTGCACGAATTTCACCGTTTGCGGATGATGCAGCAGTACCAACACCAAGTGAATATATTTGAGTGTTGCCTGTTTGAGTATTAGCTGCTGAAATTGTACCAACAGTAATATTAGGTGTATTGGTTAAATTGTTGGCTGTATTAACTGCTAGTGAACCTGGATTAACCCATGTTGGTGCACCAGAACCATTACTTTGTAGTAAATAAGTTGTTGTGCCTACTGCCGTATTAGAAGTAGTATTGGCTGCTGATTGATATAACACGGTACCACCTGCACCACCTTGACCACCAGCATATGATGGTGATACATTGTTAACTAATGTTACAGAATATGCAAGGAATTCAATAATGTCACCAATTCTTCCAGCTACATTCAAAGTAACACTTGTTCCATCCAAAGCACTGTAATCATCTGAAGGAAGTAAAACGCCATTGTGATAAACTTGTAGATAACCCAATGTATATGATACAGTAAATACTGATGTAACTGCAGCTAATGTAAATGTTGTTCTTGTGTATGTTGTTGCACCAATACCAGCAGAACCACCAGTAATCAACGTAGAAGATACACCAACAATTCTACCATACTTATCTAAGGTAAAAACTGGTGTATGTGTACCATCACCAATTGGATTTATAATAGCTGAATCAGAAAGAACGGTCGCCAATCCTAATGAAACAACACCAACAGATGCGTTAGCTGTTAATTGACCAGTATTTGCGTATATAGATGTGCTTGTAACTGTAACATTTGCAGCTGAAGTTAATCTACCTTGTTGGTCAACTGCAATAACTGGAACTTGATGGCTAGACGATGTAACGCCACCGCCATATGTTCCTGGTGTTACCGCTGTGTTTGCTAATACCGAGGTACTTACTCTTGTTGTCATTTAAATTCCTTCTTATAGACCGGTTCTAATAATAAAGTGTATGCCAATATATGGAGGCAAATTTGCATTTGTACCACTTACACCAGCTGTTGCAACAGCTGTGCTTGTGGCAACAGTAATGCCTGTGGTATTTGTACTTGTGACCGTTAAGTTGTCATTATCAACGTTTCCAACACCAGTGCTACTACCGCCACCGTATCTAGCCGCCGTGTGACTGTGTCCAGGGTCTGTAACAGTTGATGTTGATGTGGCTGAGTGGCTGTGGCTTACAACAACCGCATCAGCAGAACCACCAGTTGTATTGGCACTGTATGTGGCACCTGCACCAATAGGCATTCTATCTCTAAAACTTGGTAACTTAAATGTGGTTGAACCGTCACCAGCACCAAATGTATCACCAATTACAGAGTACAGTAAAGCATATGTTGTTCTAGATACAAGAGAACCATCACACAACAAATAACCAGTTGGTGCTGTGCCTGTAGCCCACATTTTTACTTCACCAGTAATGGTTCCTCCATTGAGACCAGAAAGCACACCAGATGAACTGACATTGGCTGCCATTGTAGCAAAATTTCTAACTATGGTCATTTAATTTGTCCTTTTAATATTTCTACTTCTGATTTTAATTCTTTAATGGCTTCAACTAATAAAGGAATCAATCTATCATAATGAACTGTTAGGTACTTATCATTAATTGGTGCAGGTACCACAACTTCAGGCAATACTTTCTGTACTTCTTGTGCAGAGACACCAACCTGTTTTGATGGTGTGTAACCTAAGTCTAATGCTAGTTGACTTGGTTCATAATAGAAACCATTCAATGTCATTAATTTATCTAAAGCATTATCAATGTTACCGAGTTTTGTTTTTAATTGGTCATCAGAGTAACCTGCGGTGATTGTACCAGTTGCACGAATTTCACCATTAGATGTTGATGCAGCAGTACCAACACCAATTGAGAAGAATTGTGTATTTGATGTTGTAGTTGAAAGTGTATTGGCTGTATTAACTGCTAATGAACCTGGATTAACCCATGTTGGTGCACCAGAACCATTACTTTGTAATAGGTATGTTGCTGTACCAACAGCAGTATTTGCAGTAGTGTTGGCTGCTGATTGATACAATACTTGACCAGCTGCACCACCCTGACCACCAGCATATGTTGGTGATACGTTATTAACCAATAATGAACCTGGATTGACCCATGTTGGTGCAGCAGAACCATTACTTTGTAATAGATAAGTTGCTGTACCAACAGCAGTATTTGCAGTAGTATTGGCTGCTGATTGATATAACACGGTACCACCTGCACCACCTTGACCACCAGCATATGTTGGTGATACGTTGTTAACTAATGTAACTGTATAAGCAAATGATTCTACAATATCACCAGCTGATGCTGCGGCACCCAATACAAATGTTGTGCCGTTTGATGCAGTATAATCTGAAGCATTTAACAAAACACCATTTAGATATACTAGTAAATAACCAACTGTGTAACCAGAAGTAACAGTGAATGTTGTTTGTGCTGCTGAAGCAGTGTATGATTGTCTATTATATGTTGTTGCACCAATACCAGCAGAACCACCAGTAATTGTTGTTGCTTGTATACTTACAATTCTACCATAAGCATCAACAACAATTTGTGGAGTTTGTGTGCCGGAACCAAATGTAGTACCGGCTTGACCTGATGTAAGTACTGGTAATCCTAATGCAACTACACCAACAGAAGCATTAGCTGTTAATTGAGTACTATTTGCATACACAGAAGTACTTGTAACTGTTACGTTAGATGCTTGTGTAACTTTACCTTGTGCATTAATTGTAAGAATTGGAACTTGGTGATTTGATGCAGTGACACCACCACCATATATGCCCGCAGTAACACCTGATGCATATGAGTTGACTGATTGTACGTAAGCTGTTGTTGCAAATGCAGTGTTACTTACACTTGGATCCGATACTGTAATGCCAGTTACAACGTTACTGAAAGCTGCACCAGACAAGGCTGCTTTTCTAGTCTCTAAAGATTGAATTGCTAATTGAATTGTGTTTGAAGAATCGGTAATTTCACCAAATGGTGTAGTGAATCCAATGTTGTTTGCATAGTATGGATTGTAAACATATCCATCAACTTCAATTAAAATATTATCACCATTTGGTGGTGTTGTAGTAAATGAAATTGTATTTGCTGATTGGTTTAAATTATACTCTGATTCAAACTGTCTTACACCATTAATGTATGCTCTGACTTGTGTTGTAGATGAGAACACCGGAGTGGTAAAAGAATTACCACTATATCCCGAAACACCGTTTGCAATATATGATAGACGAGTTGAATTGATTGTGGTGCCTGGTGTTGCACCTCCACCACCGCCTGTTCCACCTGCAGCCCAATAGTAATTACCTGGACCGCCAGTTGCTAATACATAACCAGCAATAGATGCATTTGGTAGACCAGAAGTCAATGCTGACAATGCACCTGATGCTGATATTGCACCTGTACCACCTTCATTTATTGGTAATGGAATTTCTTTAGACCACAAAATACGGTAATATGCTGCACCATCTACATCCAACATTTCCCAATATTTTAAATTTTCATTCCAACGGATACTTGCCGCACGTCCAGAACTACCACGGTCAACGTTGTAATAACTGTTGAGTGCAGTATTTACACCAGAACTTAATAAGAATGTGTTTGCAGCATATACAGTTTGGCCCGTCAATACAAAATTACCACTAACAGTTAATCCATCTGAACCAACCACTACACCTTTTACATAAGCTGTTGCATTGTTGGCATAAATTTTTGAGTTTGCGGTTATATTTGTTGCGTATACATCAACAGTAGATACAGAAGTATTTGCCTGTAGTTTGTCAGTTACTGTATTGTATTTTATATTGGTATTTCCACCAACATATGCATTATTGGCAACAGAGATACCATAGTTTGCACCGTTTACAATAACAGGTCCGTTAAGGTTTGCTTGACCTGCGTGTGTTAAACCATATGCTGTATTGGTAAAATATATTTGACCACCAACAAACAAATTGGTATAGATGTTAGCAGAAGAACCTGTACCTTGAACACGAAGTTCTTTCTGTACAACCAAACTACCATTGGCCTGTAATGAGTTCTGAGTTGTTTCGTTTAAATAAAGAGTACCAGAATCTTTTGTGTAATCACTTTTGGCCAATGTATTGTTTTCTGCAATTAGACCCTGAGTGGCAACAACCCATTCACCAAACGTATTGGCATAACTTAAAGTTGAAACTGTATTAGCCATTAATTAACCTTTTCCATTAGTTTGAGCATCATTTGTTTTATTTCTGAAACATCACTTTTGATGCTTTCCATTTCTGATTTTACTTTATTTATTTCTTGTTTTTGGACATTTAATAATTTAGATTTCATTAAGTACTCATTTCTAGCTGACTCATCAGTATTCATTATGACCATACTAGAAGTATCTCTGACCATAGAAGAACCTTCTATTTTTACCAAAGTCATATTATAGTCCTGTTCCAGTTGGTAATGCTAATGCACGAATGTCTTGAATCGTTGGAACTTGTGTGTTGTCATCAGTAGCCATAACAACCTTAATTGCAAATTGGCTGAATGATGTATATGTTTTACCATCAGAACCAACATATGAAATATAATTGTCAGCTTGATTATTTGTTCCTGGTGCATATTCAAATTCAATCATATCATTTCTGGATTGTGTTGAATATACATTAGAATTTCCTACCTGTGTCATCAAATGCCATGGTGCATTATCAAAGTTTTGTGTATCTTGGCGACTTAATACTTTGTAATATACATAGATGCCTGTACCTAATGGTTTCCATGCAGTCAAGTACACTCTCAAGTCACCTGAATCATTCTCTGGTGTCAATGTAACTTTCTTAGTAAAGTATCTTGCATAAGAATTACCACCACTAGAAGAAGTTTCACCTGAAACCAATACAGTAACACCAGTTCCTGGTGTTGTATTTGAATCACTAATTGTAACTGTTGGTGTAGTTATATAACCTGAACCAGGATAAATTGCATAAACAGTATCAATAGTTCCTGATGTGGTGTTACATGTATAACCTAAAGAAGCAACATCAGAACCAACATCAGGATTACTTATTGTAATTGATATTGTATTTGCGTTGTAATAACCAGAACCAGAATTAATTAATGCAATAACGTTGTTTTGAATACCCATATTATTGATGATGTATTCTATATTATATAGTGTCACACCATCATCTGAAATAATAGGACTCAAATTAGGATCCGTAGATGACAATGTGGCTGTCAATTGGAATGAATTGTTTGAAGTTGTCAATAATATACGTTCACCTTTACCATCATTGTAGTAGATGTTCTCAGGTGTGGGTACTCCATATTTACCTGGATTAATACTAAATGAACCATAAGGAAGATTTCCGTTGGCTAAAGTAGATGTATATTCATAAGATATACCAGTTCCAGTTGGTGTAAAGTCTGTTGTTGTCACATTGATTGCATCTGATACCATATCTTTGTAGAAGTTTGCATGAGAGTTTTGTATCAAATTTGGATCAAGATAATGTTGAATATCATTTTGACCAAATTTTCTAGATGGCAAACCTTGTGGTGTAACAAATTGTATTTGTGCTGATGTAGTATCAAAATAACATCTATCAATAACAAACATCAAAGACTTTGTTTGATCCACTGTCCATGTTTGGCCATTTTGTGATTCAAATATACCACCAATATATGGTGAAGAACCGACTTTTGATGGATTTGTAGGGTTAGTATCAGATGGATTGGCTTTTGCTGTAGAAGGAACGGCAATTTGGTTTTGCTGAGCATAATAAACTTGATAGTCAGCAGAATTGGTTTCAATCAGTACAGCATGTAAAACACCAGGTTGTATATAAATTGGTGCATCAAACATAAATTCTGTGTATGTTGATGAGTCCAAATAATGTGGTGTTGATGATGTTACAACTTGGTCAGAAGTCAACATCTTTTCTGAGTAGTCTAATTTTTTACCATCAGGATATCCATTTTTAGTACCAACAATTGAAACTTTAATTGGTACATTCTTTGATGGCTTAGAATAGAAAAATAATTTTACAGAATTAATAAAAATACCATTTGGAAAATTATCTTTTTCTACAATAAATGTTTGTGCAATTGGATCACCATAACTTCTAACACCAATATTTGCAATCAATTGACTGCTTTGTTGATTGTCTTGTATGAAGTTATTAACTGAAGAATCTATTGCAGGTGAAAAACTTGTTTGTGATGCTTTAGTAAATAGACCCTGTGCAGTGAAAGTGGCTTCAGCCCAAGTGGTAGCTGAAGTAGGATCGGTTGAAACTGAACGATTGTCTACACGAAATACTCTTTGACCAGCTTGAAACTTATCTCCAGGCACGTTAAAGATACCAACAAAATTACCAGATTCATCAGTAGATAATTTAGGTAGACCTGTACCATCATGTATAGTTTGCGCTACACTTGTTGTATTGCCTTTTAAGGTATATGTACTGTTGATTAAAGTACCAAGAGATGTTGAATCTGGTTTATTTAAACCAAGAGAGATATCTACCTTTTGAGTATCAGCTAACGTTGCTATCTTTGTTGTACCATCATATGCAATAATAGTTGATGTGTACGTATACAAATCAGGAAAAATTATTGTCGGAGATTTGGTTATATTATATCCCATTTATTTTCTCGCTAAGTTTTGTTTATTTATTTTTAAAAAACCAGGCCACTCGGCCAACAACACCAAATAAGGAATTAAATGTTGCTTGCAATGGTTTATAACTGTCACTGGTTCTATAGATAGCAGCCATTGTCTTATTGACAATACCAACATTCAATTTACCAAATAATTTGTTAAACAAATATGCACCATATACAACGTTCTTACCCTTTTCAGTGAACATAATCAACAATTCAGATGCTCTATCAGCAGTAATTTCTCCTGCTTCATATGCCAATCTAATTATACCACCATCATCAATGATAGATGTTGTACCATAACCGTTTACTGTATATGTTCCATCACCATCGGTCCACAAATTGTAAACGATATCGCCTTTTGGTTCAGCAACATTAACGGGAATAAGTTTCTCATTCTTATTTAACCATGGATACATTTCATAATTTAAATCTGGGTCAAGTGCATGTAATTTACCATCAATATACAATGGGTGATTTGCAGTTGCAAAAGATTCAAATTTATCGGATGGAGAATATAAGAGTTTAAAGTTTTCATCCGATATTTTTTCCACAAACATAACTTTGTTTGTAGATGTTCCATCAAAGTTCATAACTTCTTCACCAACAGTTATCTTTGAAATCTTTTTCTTTTTGCCGTTGGCCATTGTAACCATTGTATCAGCAGTGAAACAACCACCACCACAACTACTATTACTTGGTGGTGGTGGTGGTACATAAGTAGCAGTTGTAGTTGTTGATGATACCATAAATTTGGATGTAACCTGAATTGTTGCACCAACATAATAGTCATTAACACTAGATGCTTGTTGGTCTAGTTTAATCTTTGTTACACCAGTGAACCATGCACCACCACCAGGTTGTAATATTTCTTGGTCTACACTATCATAGTTACAATTAGGTGGATTAGTTGATTCAAATACAACAGCGCCAGCTGAATTTTTAACAAGAACAGCAATACCGTTTAATGGTAAAGATGCATTGCCTGTTACACTCCAAGAAATTGTATGTGTACCTTTTGTTAATGTTTTACTAAACACATCAACATTGGTTGGACCAGTTATTGTACCAATAGAAACACCATCAATGAATACAAGATTTGTTCCAGTTTTTGTTGAAGATATTTGAATTACATATGTATCAGCTGGAATAACACCAGTAGAAAATGATCCTGTGTATGCGGTAGAACTATATGTAGTAGTGCTACCCCATACACCATATTGATTTAAGAATGTACACCAATCATTTGGGTTTTGTACTTTATAAATTTGATATGTGCCTGAACCACCGACTGGAGTATAACTACCACCAACACCTGTTACTGAACCTGAAAGTAGAATAGAAGTTGTTGTGTCATTCAGTGTACCTGTACCTGTTGCTGAATTTGGTATGTATGTTCCTGTTGCATCAATTTTACCATTTTGAATTGTTTGTGATGAAATATATGGCACTGCACCTAAAACTGGTGCAACATACAAACGAACATTAGTTGAATTTGGATATTTGTATACAGAAGCTACACGAGCAGTTGGATAAAATCTAGCTGCTGATGAAAGATAGAAACCAATAATATCATCTTCTTTAAATGTACCGGTAACATTCTTTAATTCTACTGTACTTGCTGGTTGAATATACTTGTCAACATTTTTTCCATCAAACCATGTAGAAACTGGTGTGTTAACCAACATACCTTTTGTTCTAACCAATAGTTGTTGTGGTCTAATGAAAGGTAATAAATGAACAGAATCATCAGTTGTTTTATTAACCAATGAATTAAAATCACCACTGTTGGTGTAATTCAAGCCCTGTTGGTCTTGTCTCTGTTGTAATTTATCATCAGTAACCAAAATTGTTGGTGCTGTTCTAGTATCAACCCAATTGTCCATGGATGGACTTAATCTTGCAACACCTTGTGCTACAGATAGTGAGAATGGATTCAAACTCAATGTGCTTGTTGCCAAAGGTTGTACGATTGTATTTGCTTTGGTATATGGAAGTGTGAATACGTTTGTTTCAGTTCCATGGATACTAGAAATAGCAAACGTATTAGTATTTCTCAGAGTACCTAAACTGTTTAATACTATAGGATTTTGAAGTTGGAAATTGCTAACAAGTGTCAACGGTGTTAATGTTTTGTTTCTTGTGTTGATGTTTGCAAAGTAATCTTTGTTATAAGTATCAGCAGTCAAGTATGATGAGAAGTCATCTACCAAAATACCATTTTTAAAACGATTCAGACCATTTACATCAGGCACTTGTAGTGATGCAGCCTTTTGTTCCAGTAGATTCAAAGCTTGGTAGTATTCAAGGTTGTTAACTCTTGTTTGTAGGTCAGTGATATCTTTTTTGATCCAACGTTTGTAGATAACTCTATCAATAGAAAGATTTGGTTTAGATAGAGTTGTTTTTCCTGAGAACATTTCTTCACCAGGAATTATAGCTGTATATGGATCATGTGTAATATTTGCAACCACCAATGAACCATCTGGTTGGTCTGGTGCAATTGGTGTTGTTGATGGTGCACCTTCAATTATTTTAAAACTTCTATCTTTACTTAGAATCAGTTTATCTTTTCTACCCAAATAGTAAGCATAATCATTTGTGAATTCGGATAGATTTGTTGGTATCAATGCACCTGCATCTGTGTTCACTGATAAGTCTAATGTGAAAGTAGACACACCATTTTTTCTAGTTGGTCTGAAGTCTAATGAATCGGATAACTTATATGTGGTACGACCTGAACTTGTGTAACTTGGAATGTCTGAGTATGTTTCAGGTGAAGTTGACACACCACCACTAGATGCAGCCAAATAAGATAGTACACTAAAGTAACCATCACCACCTGAGTGTTGGTAATAATCAAAAACAAATAACAATTTGCCTAATGGTTTGTTTGCACCAGCCACCAAAGAAACTGTTGCATGGTCATAGTAACCATCTCTTTGTCCATTATCTAACCTGAAAAGGTTTGTAACATCATATGTAGATGATGCCATCATAGCGTCTGTTACATGAGCTGATGCACTACCACTTGCAACAACCTTTGTTAATTTTTTAACATCTGAAACATACAAAGACATATTGCCTGTAGTTATATCACCACCAGTAATATAAACTTGGCCTTTTGTTGTGTTAACGTAGGTATTATTAATCAATGTGCCACTTAATGCGGACATATTTGTTGTGTTACCAACTAAAAGATTTTTAGCCTTCAGAACATAGGATGTGCCATCCGCATTAGAAATAGAAACAGTTGCAATAACATCAACAGTTTTACCAGCATATGTAGCTGAAGTGAATGTTACTGAATCGCGGCCAGAAGTTACTACAACTGTATTTCCAGATGTGGTAAAATCTAATACTGTATTGCTTGACTTGTCAATAACAATATAATTTTGTTTGATTACATCAGAAGATAGTGTTCCTGTTCCTAAGAATCTTAATGGATTTCCACTACCAGAAGTCAAAGTGATTTGATACCCACCGCCAAATGTTTTACTTCTGAATACTCTTGTAGAGATGTAACTTGAGTCAGCAATGTTGGCAACATATGGATAACCAACTTGGAACAATAACTCAGGTGCATTTGATGTATAGAATACAGTATCTTCTAATGGTACTCCATTCTTTTTACCATTAAGTGTATTGATATTTGCTGAAGTAATTGGATAATATGTTGAGTTGGCAACAACAATAGATTCTACTTGTTTTGAATTGAATTGTATTGAGAAGTTTGTTGTTGCATCTGGTGTTAATGTAAATGCAGGGTCTACAACAATAGATTTTGTTGTTGAATTATAGGAAGAAATTTTTCTGGAATCTCCAACACTTGTACCAGATGTAATTGTTACTATTGCACCATAGTAAGCATTGGCTGTTGTTGAAAACTTACCTGTCGTGTCGTAAACTACCAATGTATTGGCAGTAGAACTGCTTCTAGCATTTGATGTTAATGTGTTTGATGTTATGTCAGTAACATAAGATTTGTAAACATATGTTTGTGTATTAGAATCCGATGTACTTGAAACATAACTTAGGTTTCTAATCTTTGTTTTACCAACCAATGTGGATTGATAAGTTGCTGCATTAGAACGATTGATACTTTCTGGTCCTATACAGTGTAAATCCACAGTAGGTAATGTTGTATAGTCAAATGTACCTTTAAGAGTATCAACATAGAAATAGTTTCCATAATCAATAAAGGTTGAATTATTATTAATAAAATTAGTTGTTCTTGCACGATTACTTGTTAATAAAACATCGCCTTGATTTTCAATTCTATAACCACGAACATAGGCAATACCTTTACCTATTTTTAGGTCATATGTTGTTGAGTTGTTTGTGTTTGCAGCTGGTGTTAATTTGAAATCTTCAACGATGTAATCACCATTGGTTTCATAATCACGTTTTGCAAAGTAATCATCAATAACAGAGTAAACGGTACCATCAACTTGTTTAACAACAGAACCGTTTTGTACTTTTAATAATTCAATAAATGCACCATCATTTCCTAACTCCAATGGAAGTGAAGTCAATGATAGAACAATTTGGTATCTGTCAGCACCTGGTGCTTGATAGTTTGAAGCACCAATAGCAGGATCCAATAGAGAAGAATCTGCAATATAATCTACAATACTTTCTGTTATAGAAAGACCAACTCTATATGATGGTGTATTGCTGTACTTGTCTAAAATAACTGTCTGTGGTTGTACTGAAACAAAATTACCAATAGAATAATTTGAATATGTACCATCAGTATTTTGTGTGGCTGAAATAGAATGGCCATTTACAACATAGAAAACACCATTAGATATTGAGGCAGTAGAAGAAAGACCTGTACTTCCTGAAGTAATTGTTGTTGCAATAATATTAGGATTATCCACAACAGATACAACCATATTATTGGTGAACTGAACACCTGATAGGTAAGAAACAATTAATGTTGGTGGATCGCCAGCTTGTGTATCAGTACCAGTCTTTTCAGCAGTTGCAATAACCTTAGCGATAACTGTTCCTGATGTGTCTTGAATAATCTTGTTTAAGAAATTGCCAGCAACAACGTCAGAATTATTATATTTTAAATTTAATTTAAGGTAGTAACATTTAAAATTTGTTGATATTTTACCACCAGTAACTGGTGTATTTTGTGTGAAAATGTTGTCAGCAAATTTGGAAATCTGGTCTTGTAGGATTGTTTGAGATTGAGTCAGTTCTCTGGCCTGTACGGCCACACCAGGCTTAAACAATACACGATGGAAATTTTTTGACGGATCAAAATCATCGTAGTACGGATCAACATTAAAATTTAGAGCCATTTTTTTCCTTTTAATAACCTAAGACAAATCGGAATTGTTCTATTCCATCTGTACTTCTTTGGACGCCTGTTCTGTTTTCAATAGAGAGAATATTACCAGAAGATAAAACAAATTTTGGAGTGCTATATGACAATAATGTTCTTGTAGTGCCTGAAGAATTTCCAAAAAGTGGAGCATTTGTTGTCAAGGTACCCGTAGTATTTAGAATCTTAACCACATTACCTACTGCATCAAAACTCAAAACTGTGCCAATAAATGTACTATTTTCTGTACTTGTACCTTGATAAACATATTCATCATTTAGATATGCACCAAAACCTGGTGCCACAACTAAATCTGTTGTTGTGGAATACACTGAGCCGTTTGCAAAACTTGGTGTGGTATCTAATGCCAATGGATTACTTATCAAACCAATTTGGTGATAATCAATGTCGGTAGGAATAAGTCCGTTTTCAGACCCATTAAACTGAGATGTATACATTACATGAGTACACCCCAGTTCTGACATAGGATCGTATCCATGACCACCAATTGGTGAGGTTGGTGCAATCGCTACAGCACCAGAACCTTGTGTGGAGGTGATAGCCACATTAGCGTAAGTATAACCACTACCATATGATGTAACAACAATATCTTTAATGGAACCACTAACAACATTGGCAGATGCTGCGGCACCTGTACCATCACCAGTAATAGTAATTGTGATGGCAGCATTTACTGGATTATAACTTGAACCACCATTTGTTACATTAATAACATCAATACTACCAACACCTGCATCAGAATATAATGGGTTTGGTGTACCTGCCTTAACGATGATTGGCATCCATGTAGAGTCCATGAATTTTAATTTTGAACCAGTGTCAATGGTATACATATATTTCCATTTGTACCCATCAGAACCAATGAAAATATTATTTGTGTCATAAGAACCAGGTTCAAAGAAAGGTTCTACAATAGATTGTGAACCATTATAATTCCATAGACATTTGAATACTTGGTCGTATTTGTTCTTTACATAATAATTATATACTTTAAGTCCGTTAGTATCTTGTGCAAACATATCGGTATCATCACGATAATAATCATATACTGTACCTGAATTCCAATCTATACGTTGAATAACAGGAGATATATCAGATGAATTTAATAGTTTGGTTGCAAATATATTTTTGAATACTTTTTTGATTGACTTTTGGTCCTGTGTTGGCGCAGTGGGATTGCCTTCATCTGGCCAAGGATCAACCTTAGATAAAAAACAATATGTTACTGCAACCGATTTGGTTGAGTCGGATTTAAGTACTAATGTCGGTGAGTAATAGGCCTGTTTGACCTGTGCTACCTTAGAACCGTATACTAAAAGATTTTTATTTGCCATAGTGTTTTATTTATTAAGCGTGTGTAATTGCTACAAAAGTATTTGCCAAGGTATTATCTATACACATATATCTTACCAAAATTGATGATGTTCCTGGTATATTGTAAGTAGTTGAATTGGTTGTTGAATTCAATGCACTCAAACCATGTGTAAATGTTTGATTTGTTCCTGCCGCATTAACAACCCATAGAACTGTTTCTTTGCCTGCCAATAAATTAGAAAGAGTTACAACCAAACCGGCTGTTGTATTGGCTTTTGTGACAGCTGTGTTTGCAACATCAATTGTAATGGCTGTCTGAGCACCTGGATATTGTGTTGGTGTATAAATGAATCCTTTTACTGGCGCCACAGTACCAGTAATTGTTACGTTGCCTTGGACATTTAAATTATCTGCATTGATAAACTGACTATATGAAATTGCGTTTAGTGATGTACCACCAAAAGTAGAGTTTGCTTTATCATAGACAGAATGAAGAATAGAATAAAATCCACCAAAACTATTTCTTGATACATTTGTTAAATCTGGTATCAGTGTCTGAGAATTGTTTAATGTTAATACCGATCCTGCACTTTGTGTTATAGCATTAGCTGTATTAGTAGCAGAATAAACAAGCGTATCGGAAAGTTGTAGTGTTCCTGCTGTAAGGGTTATTGGACCCATACTAATAACTGCTTTAGCCAAAACTGCAGCAGACGCATTATTTACCGTAAAGGTATAATAATTACCACCATTCAACACAACTGTACCAGCGCCAGTAATGCTTAGTGTAGATGTGGATAAGTCGCATCCTCTAAAATTTGTATATGCTGTTGATGTTTTTGTTGCCGCAGTCGTTACTGTACAACCAATAATATCAACCGAACCATTTGCAGAAGTTCCTGAGATAACAAGATTGTTTATCTTGAGACCATCAACGGTACAACCTGTTGTAAGAGTTAAAGTACCAGAAAGAGTTGTGCTTTTACCTATTAACTCATGTGTGGTTAAAACGGTATACTGAGTATTAATTGTTACATTTTCAGGATAATCACCTGGATGTAAAATGATTGTTTTTCTTTGACCAGCACCAGTAGTTTCAAATGCAGGAGTTATTAGTTCTATTGCTCGAGCAATTGTTTTTACTGGATCACCAATTGTACCTTTACCACTATCATTAAATGCCACGGGACTTACATGAATTTCTGAACTATATCCTGTAATATAAGGACTAGATGCATCAGGCGTGCTAGAGTAAGTAAGTGCTTTTGAAAGAGGATTGTATTCTACAAGATACTTTGCTGCGTATGTTGATGTATTTCCGTTAGCAGTAAGAGTTGGAATTAATGTTCCGTTGATTGTTGCAGTATTACTAATTATTAAATTACCAGTTACTGTCAAGTTACCAGCAAATGTTCCTGTTGTATTAGCAAGTGCATTGTTTGCCTTATCAAACGATGCATTGGCCAAAGTTGTTGCTGAGTTAGCAGTACCGATACCTGCCAATGCCAGCGCATATGCCGCATTAGCCTGTAAGAATGATGCGTTTGATTGTGTATATGCAAATGGTGCTGTGTTAGCTAAATCATAAATTGTATTTGTATATGCAAATGGTGCTGCTGCCGTATTCTGTGTAGTATTATCATTAAAATATATTGGGTAACCATTAACCATCTTAAAACCATTGGCAGTTATTTTAGCCACGATGTTGCTAGAATTATAACCACCAGCAATAAATTTAATTTCAGTGGCTGTTGATGTACTACCAATAACCAAGTTACCACCATTGGCTCTTGCATTTCCTACACCATTACCTTGTGTGTAGATATAACCATCAAGCGGATAGATTGCAGTGCCAAGGTTATTAAATTCTAAACCAGGTGTTACATTAGCGTTTGCAAAACCTACGTCAATAAAGTAAGTTGAGTCTGTACCGGTGTTAGCAGTAACTACAATATCAGCCGTACCACCATTGTCTATATTAACTAAATTAGTTTGAATATATGATGCACCAGAAGCAGCAAACTGTGCAACGGTATTAGGTAATGTTATTTGATTGTTACCTACATTCAATACTTCATTTGAATATAATCCTTGTGCAAGTGTACGACCAGTAAACTTACCGGTTACACCTGAGGGTACATCAACCGCAACAAACAAAGTGTTCTGTGTGTTTGCATTAAGTTTTGTAATTAAATTTAATTGTGATATTTTTACTGAGCTCATTTATTTTTTTACCCCAAAAGTATTATGTTTCCGGCTTCTGTTACCAATGTATTTCCATCTTCTGTTATCAACTCAGGAATGTATTGTATTCCAGTAGGACCATAAATCTTTACGTCTGTTGCAACGAATGTTCTGTTGACCGTCAAATAAGAATTTGCATTTGCTATAAAATTACTTGCTACAACTATTTTACGATTAACATAATCAACTGATGTGACTAAGTTACTTCCGTTGTTATCAATTAAAACATAGTCGCCAGCAAATACAATGTCTTTTAATGGATATGCGGTGTTACTATAAACACCATTGTTTATAATGTCATACTTACCAGTCAATGATTTTATATTTATGACGTTAGAACCAGAATTGGCCGTCACGATAGCAACATTTGGATATGTTAACCAATAAGTATCATCTAAAGTAATTGTATCAGATCCTTGAGCCATCAAGTCTTCAGTACTACTTTCAAGCATCAAATCTACTGTGACACCATCTATCATTAAATCTTCAATGGATGAACCAGATACATCAATAACATCCGATATTACTTGGTAACCATTTCTATCAGTTAAAGAAACAGTGCTGCTAGTTGTTATGAAATTTTCTATGTTTGCGCCAAGTAAACTATAGAATTGAACAACACTGGTACCTTTATTTGTAAAATCTGTTGACATTAAACCAAATGAACCTGGATATCCAGTGTAATGTGACAATGTGAAACCAGTTCTTAGACCAGATGATGCAGTTGTTGTGTATGAACCATTTGATTTTAATGTATAACGGCCAATTACTTTTGTTCCAGCTGGATGTAATAAGTTATATAATACATCTCTGTATTTTGCAATTTCTTTATTTGCAGTTATCTGATATGTAAAGTTATTGTAATTGCTACTCTGTAGAATGTCATAAGAACTTGGTTGTCCCTGTGAATTCAAATATTGACCTTGACTGATAACCAATCCGTTTAAGAATGATGCAGTACCTTTTGCACTACCATCACCATATGTAATCACACCACTACTGTCATATGTTCTTGTGTATGGTTGTCCGTCACTGTTGAGTGTGCCACTGTATGTATAAACATATTGAGGCAAAGCGGAATTAACCATGGTCAAGTTAATTTCATTACCATCTTTTAATGGTAAAGTACCGTTTAAAGCACCATTATAATCATAGACTCTTAAATTATAAACACTCAACAAAGGATTATTATCAGTAGATAGTTTTGTTATGGAGTCTACTGTTGCTGTGTATGATGCAACATTAATATTTGTGCCTTGATATATTGTATCTCCTTTTTGCGGCAAATTCAATATTGACACATTAGATACAGCAATATCTTGTACCTTTATAGAAACATTTGGTGTTGTAACGTAATCTTCACCAGCATTTGTTAGTTTTATTGTTGAAATTGAACCAACTCTATCTACAACCACAGAGAATGTAGCACCTTCACCTAATATACCAGGAACATATAGGCTTGCACCACCTGCCTGTGTGTTGGCTGAATTTACAGAAAGTGTAGGTAGATTGGATGATTTGTAACCCATACCACCCAAAGGATATATTCCTGAGGTACTATAAACGTATGATACACCAGTAATTGCACCAGTTCCACTAACTGAAGTTACATTTGCAGCTGCACCTGAACCAGGTCCACCAGAGAAAACAATCTTATCATTTGCTTGATATCCGTGGCCGCCATTTGCAATTTGTATTGGTGCCAATATACCAAGTGCTGCCAAGTATACTGTATTTGCGGATGTTTCACCTTGATATACTGCTGCAGCACTTACAGAAGGTACTGATGATATGCCACCACCACTCTTAGTTACTGCAACAGATGAAATTGGATATGTGGTGAAAGAAGTAAAAGAAAATGCATTAACTAATGTGGTGTTGAGATTAGCAACAGCAATATTTGCAAAAGAATAGTTTGCATCATTAATTTTTATAAACTTTTTAAGTGCAATACTATCAATCGGAATCAATGCAACGTTGGCTTGTCCTATTGGATTTAATGTTGCTACACTGGCAGTAGCCCCACCATCATTAGTAATTGTTATAATAGTATTTGGATCGGCTCTGTATCCATAACCACCATTTATCACATTTAAACGTTGTATAGAACCCGTTGTGGTTGTTGATACTAATGATGATGCACCAAGACCTGTATTAGAATTTAATCCACCATGAATGATAACCGGATCACCAGGTTGATATAACAATCCTCTATTGTTCGGATCAATATTAACTTGACTGATTTGACCAACAATCTTTGCACGTAATGGTTCGCCATCAAATAAAACAGTTTGATTTTTATTGTCAACAACACGTACAAATTCACCTGATTGGAATAGTCGTTCAATATCTGAAATGAAAACTTCAGTCTTTGAACCTGCAAGTAGAGATGATTCTACTGTTGCTAGTGACTTTGTTGTTTCACCAAACAATTTGAGTCTTGCAATTTTTAAAAAATTAGAATCAGTTGTAGATAACTTTAAACTTTTTGCAACATACCATTTACCATCAGATGCCTTTAGAATCGCATCTTTTGTATTGAAATAATCAAAGTCAGAATTGTATAGTATCTTAAAAAGAAATCGATAAGATGCTGGTGTACCTTTAGACTGGTATAATTGCCTTGCAAATTTTACCGCTTCTCTTTTATCTACCAATATATCTTTTGGAAAATATGGTAGAAAATCATTCGTGTAATAGTCAATGAAACCATCAATGGTTGCATCTATATCTGAATAATTTGATAGATTCTTTGATGCATATACAACACCTTGATTATTTGTATTAGCTGTACCGATAGAGGAGTTTGCTGCATTAGCCAATTCCATCCATTCATAGTATGCTTTAAGAAATAAGGAAAAGTTTTGATACTCAGGATTATCTCGAACAAATTCTGGTAGTTGTGAGTCTACCAGAAGTGAAGTTTTTTTATCTTCTACTATCATTTTTATTTGGCGGTAACGTTAACAACAATCGCACCTGGATCATTAGGATCTAATGTAATAATTCTATTCAAAGATGATGATAGTATAGTTGTTGTTGGATTTACAGAAATTGTTAGTTGTCCTAAATCATTATCTACTTGTATTGGTCCAAAAGAATTCAATGTTACAATACCATTGTTGTAATCAATTGTTCCTACATTAGAATTGTAAATCGTTTTAACGTTGTTTGTATTATTATAATATGTTCTTAATGTACCATATTGACCTGCAAGATTCACAATAGCCGCACCTAAATTACCAGTAACATCACCAGATACTGGTGTGATAGTTGCAATTGCACTGGTATAATTATTACCAGATGATGTAACATCAATACGTTTAATAGTTCCGTCAGCATTTAATACTGCTGATGCAGTTGCACCTGCACCATCACCTGAAATTGTAACTGTTGGTGTATATTGATATCCATAACCATGGTTAATAACTGTAACAGAATCTACACCACCAGTTGATGATGGAACTTCTTCAATATAAATTCCATCAATAATATTTGTAATAGTTACTGTGTCTCTAAATTGGACCGCAGGTGAACTATTAACACCACTCAAAAACATACCTTTTTTCAATGGTACACCATAATATAGGTTGTATGTTGTTGGTGCAGCTAACTTAGGATAAAATTTCTTTTGAATTTGTATACTAATTTCATTTGTTATGATTGATTGTTCGGCACTATTAATTGCGTTTGTAAAATCTGTGGCCACAAATATAGAATTAAAAGTATTCAAAGATGTTTGTGCCAAATTATAAATTGCTGTCTTAACAGTTTCTTTAATTTGACCAGGCGTCAATGTTGTTTTCTTTGGATCATACAAAACGTTTGTAGTAATCTGAATGTAAGTATAATCAGGATCAACCAATGTTGGAACAACTGTCAACATAGAAATTGGTTTGATAACTTCTTCAACTATTTTTTGTTTTTGTGTTTGTGTTAAGTTGTATGAACCAGATGGTTTAATTGAAGCAAACACTTGACCGTAGATTGGAGGGTCATTCTCTTGTCCACCCCAAACGTTAACGGCATCAAAGGAATAACCTAAAGTATTCTGTTGTATTGCAGTGATGTAATCTTCTTTTGTTACCGCACGGCCTTGTGCTGAATAATTTTTAGGTGCTTGGAATTTAATTGAACTGATACTTTCTTTAGAGGAACCTTGTGATGCCGATGTAACCGATTCTACCATATTGTTGGAGTAACCTGATATCTGGTCCATCAATATGAAATTGTTTGCACCTTCGGCCAATGTGCCTGAAGTTTTAATGTATGATGTTTTTACTATATTACCATCAGTTAATTTTTTACCAAGAATACCATTACCAAAATATATTTCATAGAGTCCGTTCAGACCTTCTTGTAGGAAATAAACAAGAGAATCACTATTAAGTGTCAAATAATTTGATGCTTCAGTGTATATTTGATACGAACTATTTGAAGAAGATTCTTGTACAAGAACCTGTAATGTGGTCGTATCTATATCAGCATCATTTATTTTAAATGTGAATTTTGGATTGGTTGTTGTATTTACCAGATATGATGATGATGTTGGCGTACCTTGTTTGATAGAAACACCTTCAAATACTGCTTGATTATTTGAAACTGTAACTGTTTTTGAATCTGTTGTCACAAAGTTATAATTTATACCATCAATACCTTCTGACAAAAAATTTGTATACTTAGGTAAAGTCAATGACGAATCAGTAACCTGGTTCATTGTCAAATTGATTGAGGCTTCTGGTGCAATTGTTGATTTTGGTACATAGCCTAACAATTTTGAATGAGAAACAACTGAATTTCTTACCAATGCGGTATCTAAGAACATCTCATTTGCAACCATATTCAAATAATATGAATTATATTGCGTGTTATATGCCAAAACATCTAAAAGAATGTTTAGTGCAGCACCATCATAGTTGTAATCTTTTAGAACATCTTGTGATTGTAGAAATGTTTTCAGATTGTTTTTAATATTATTAAAATCCAATTCTGTAATCTGAATATTTGAATTAGCACCTGCCATTTTATCTATTTCTCTCTAAAAGAAGTGTTATTGTTGTTGGTGAGGTTGCATTTTCCAAGAAAAAACTTAAATATAGATTATATGCGTTTTTATCTGGTAGTGGTGTAACTACCACCTCTTTTACAATAGCTCTTGGTTCATAATTTTCAATTAACGCTTTTATTTCGTACCTTAATGCATCTGCCGTAGTTGGATTAATCAATTCAAACAATAATCCATTGACATTTGACCCCAAATCCGGATTCCAAAGTCTTTCGTAGTGATTGGTTAGAATCAAATTTCTAATTGAACGAATGACCGCTTGTGCATCATAACTCAGGGCAATATCAGCCGACCCAGGTTTTTTGGTGAACATGAAGTCTATATCTGAGTAAAGTTTTGTTAAGGTTGCCATTCTTTATTTATCGTAAAAGTAAAACGCTTTTTTGGACTTTTGAAGCTGTCGGAGAAAATTCTTGGGCCGGAACGAAAAAAATCGAATTTTTAGGTATTTGCATTTAGGCGTGAAAGTAGTTTAGGTGTGCCTATTCGTTCCTGTATCAATTGATTCTCAGTTTGACCGATACTGTTAAATTGTGTAGCTTTAGTGTAATCACTCAAAACCGCACGTGAATTTTGATAAAATGATGTATCACTGGTTCTTGACCTTTTCATTGTATTTAATATACCACTCATATTAGTGTCCAGACTCTGTGCATTTGATAGACTAATATTAGAAGTGTAAGATTCTGAGTATGGAGATGCAATCACTGTATGATTTATACTATTTTTCAATATAACCAACAAAGGATTAGTATTTGCAACAAGTGAATCCAATGTATCCTGTGTATATAAACTGGTGAAACAACCTATCATAGGTGAATTATTTTGAATTCCATCTGATTGATTTGTAATATAAGCCATCATCTTACCAGTGCCAATTGCTGTTTCGTAATGTGGTACATTGGTATTTGAATCCATATCTACCACATTTGACAAACGATTGGTGATATAGAGAAAATTATCATATTCAGAAGTAATTGACAGTTGTGTATTTGAATAACCAATACTATATGCATTATTCATCGTATTGGCCAACAAATTTGTAATGGTTGTAGTGCTTCCAGTTATTGGCACATTATTTCCAACCATATTCATCATGGTATTTGCAACAACATAAACGTTTGATAATGTAGAAACTAGTGGATTTTGAAAATAACCACTTGTGTTTGCTTCCGCAACGTCTTTTGTCTGCCACTCATTCAACCATGTTGGTATTAATGCCAATTGAGAATTGACATTTGCATCATAGTTTTGTACTGCTGCATTTGCTATTGGATTTGTTGAATCAAATCCAAGTCTTCCGTATATACTCGCCATATTAAAATCCTATTATATTTTTAAGGTCCACTTACATCTACCTCAGAATTCAACGGTGGACTTGTCGTTCCTAACGGTGCTATATGCGTATGTATTTGTCTCATTAATTTATTGACAATATCACTTGCTATAACTGAACCACTTAATACAGAACTCATATATGGTGCCGACATTGAAGTAAAAGAGTTGATTGGTCCAACACAAGTAATAAAACCTGGAACTGCAACTCCTGTATTAACACCTATTCCGCCACCATTGTGGATAACTAGTCCAGCTGGTGGAAATCCTGCTGCAGCCGCAGCTGCTGAAGCAATACCAGCACCAATACTCATACCAGAACCAGCATCTACACGTGATATAGCTGTAAGTTTATCACAAGTAATCTCACCAGCGACTGCCAAGTCAGCAGAAAAGACAACTGAGTCTGGTGTGTTTATCTCTAATGTTCCAGTTACTGTTGAACCAGCATTAATCACCATATCACCAAAAGAAGTTATTGTAGACGTTTTATTGACAGTCTGTGTATAGTGTCCTTTGACATGCTGTTCAAAATTACCATCAATTTCTTCAATTTTATCACCTTTGACATTCATATAAACATCGCCATATACAGTAATATTCAATTTCTTGGCAAGTTTACCATCATCTACACCAATAGATATATTGTGGTCTCCTGCAATAATTGTGTATCCGTCACGTACAATTTTGTGTACTTCATCACCATTAGGATGCATTTCAATGAAAGTGCCTTTACCATGTTGTAGACGAACACGTTCTCTTGTGGGTGTGTCATCCATCTCAAAATGGTGACCTGCCTTAGTTTGAGTTATATTATTGTATGGATATACAGGTTGATAATTAGTATTTGCTGCTGATTCTGGTTCGGTCCAAGCCGTTACAAAGTCCGGTTTTTCTACTGTTGCCATTATATTATTCCTTTAAGGTCCTTTTGTATTGGCCGTTTTAGATGATGTAGATTGTGAGTTAACTTCTTCAGCTGAAGGTGTATTGTCAACTATGTATTGTTGTATTGCAACACTGTGGTCCTCTAGTGGTTGATTAAATGCTTGAGTAACTGCATCTGGAATAGAACTACTAGATTGAGATGTTGTCGCTGCATCTAAAGTTAATTTCGCTGCAGCCGTAAATTCGGAAGCAATACTGGTAATTTGTGTTTGCGTTAGACTTGTTATTTGGTCAGGTATAGACTTTATTTGTGTGGCAACTTGTTTTATGGAATTACCAAATTGTGTCAAACAATCCTTTAACATCTGTTGCAATTTGGCAGGTAATGATTTCACCCAATTGATTAGTTGTACGATTTGTTGAGCCAAAAATACCCATTCCAAAACAGATTCAACAATCATAGCAATTTTTTTAGTTATTGCATTAATCTGTCTGACAATTTTCTTCAACAAACTGAAATTAAAAGAAATAATTCCTGTTGCATCAAATCCTAGGCCAGTGATAACAGCATCCAGTACAGTTCTTAGACTTGAAATGATAGTCTGTATCATTGACCTTAGTCTATTTGTAGCTTTTAGTTTTGCATTTTTAATTGCATCTTGTATAGCTGCAACTGGACTTAGTAATCCAAGGTCACCAATTATAGATGACAAACTTGGAAAGATGAATTTAAAATCACAAACATGAGATAGATTACCATTCAACAAATCAATGATTGAACCTTTTACATAACCTCTGGCCAGTCCAGGTGTTGTCTGAACTCCAGCTGTGTTGAGTAGTTGACCAAAAATTGAATTCGGTGGTGAATTCTCAACTATTTTGAAATTAATTATACCAAATTCACCTAAATTTACTGTTGTATTTTCTGCCATTTATGACCTCAAGACTTTGTTGGTGGTTGTGCAAAACCAGGTAAAATGCCCATCATAATTGGAAATTGACCAGATTCGCCATCCATAAAAAATCCCATCACCCAATCGCCTAATTCAGGTGCAGAAAAATTATTGCGAGAATTAAGTGGTAATAAAGGTGTTGCCCAAGGAAGTTCAGTTACAGGTATTTTCATTTTTGATGCTTCTGTTCCATCTGTATGCCATCCAAAAATACGAACTTGACAACGACCTATGCCAATAGGATCCATTCTATTTTCTATTACACCTATCCACCAAATAAAACCATCTTTACCTAAAAAATTTTGCATTATAATATCACCTTAGTATGATTGTGCGTTACTATCTTTAGCTAACTCTAAGACCGTTTGATAGATACCTGGAGACTGTACGATATGTCTTACTGCTGTCACTAGATATTTACCTGAATAAAATTTATCTAAATCTTTTGTTCCAGCATTTAATGATGGTAAATTAAAAACAACTACCTTACCAACAGTAATAAATGAATCGCCTGGAATTTTAATTTTGACAACTGTGTAATTGGCCAAAGACAGTTGTGCTGTTCTGTTTGGTACAAATGTCTCTAAGAAAATATCATGCGATACAGAACCTTGTGATACTCCTGATTTTTTACTTTGATTCGCATTAGTCACACTCATTTTTATACGACTATTATAGGCCATATTTTGTGTTAAATTTAAAGGATTTTTTGTTGTTACTAAAGGATTTCCTGGATTTAAAGTGAGGCTAATGTCAGTATCATGATTAAAAGTTGTTGTACATGCTGTTCTTGTCAAAGGATCCAGAGAAATCAACTTATTTGCATAAGAACCTGCATTTATTCCATTTAAAACATCAAACGTTTTAACAAATTCATAATCCAAAATAGAAATTACATCTTCTGACATTGGTTCTGTTGATGATGTAATGTTCTGTTGTTGATATTTATAGGTTGCATAAACAGGATCAGAATACATAGAAGATAAAGATTTAAAAATAAATCCATCTTTCGTTTGAAAAAACAACATATCTGCTAATTTCGTATTATTTGCAGCCGGTCTTGCATAATTCGACAACCAACTGATGGCTTCAAAAGGTTTTATTGTTGGAATATTAAAGTCATATACACCGGTTGTTGGTTGTATAATATATCTTTTTGATGAAGGTATACCAAGACCATAGGCCATTATATCATCAACCATATCAGATATTTGCATACCCTTATATGATTTTGTAAATTTTGTTTGTTCTGATGTTATTAATTCTTCCGAACAAAAATTTAGTTTCAAATATTCAGTTGATAAGTTTCCAACTGGTTTTCTTTTAGGTATTGAGTGTAGTTTAAATTTAAGTGGTGCATCACCGTAGGCATTAGATTTACCAAAAGCAATTGTGATAGTTTCAAACCCACTAAGTTTCATTTTTTCCACAAGACCAACACTGTCCTTAAGGAGAATATAACCAGACATAGAAAAGCTGTAGATATCCTCATAAATGGACATATCTACCATTAAATATTTTAACTCATATTTTGATCCACTATTTGTTGTTATACTCAATTCATCAATTGCAACATCTTGTGGATAGTATATAGCATTGCTTTGTGCTAGTGTTTTTGCCATATTAGGTGCTCATCAATTTGAATAATTCAGATTCAATTTTTGTGACATATGTTTTGTTTAATAATTTTATGCTTCTTTTAGATTCATTTAACTGATACTCATATGTATAATTATCGACAATTTTTTTAGTTATTTGTATAGTTACTGGTCCTGTTATTGTATTGAATGTATTTGATGATTCTAATAAATCATTGTAAGTATCTTCATCTATGGTAATAGATTGTGTTGTGATTATTAAAGAATTAGCGTGTGTCTGTGTTATCACTTTTTCAAAATGATGTAACATAGATTGTTCTGTGAGAGAATATTTATTATTGATATAACTATCAAAGACTCTGTTTGACATTGGCCAGTCCCATTGTGGGTCGAGAAATTGATTGGAAATTAAAACAATCCAAAATCTTTCTACACTTTCATAATATTTGTGTGCAATAATTTCTGGTGTATCTGTGTCTTTTATGTCATATTCGTAAAATAACAAAGGATCATTTATCAAACTAGAGATGATACTAGCTCTAGCTAAAATATTGGTAACAATTTGAGAAGTATGATTTCCAGTTACTAATAATTTTGGTAAAGTTTTAAAGTATTCCATTTTTAATAACCACCAGTTTCAATTGAATTTCTGTCAACAAGTTCTATTTCTTTGAAACTTAAAGTAAGAGCTGTTTGTACAGGAGAACCATCTTCGTATGTAGACCATGTACCATTTGGTGCATAATTTACTGTAACATCCGTAAGAACACAAGGTTTTATTTTGTTTATATTTTTATTTTCTTTGCCATCATACAAAAATGTTATGTTAAACACTGATGGTGGTGTAAAAAAGAAGCCAGCTCCACCTGTTTGTATGGTTGGTGCTGCATTTTTTCTAAAAGATTTAATGATATCTCTTATTTCTTTGGCCTCTGAAGAAGAATAAGGTGTAAGAGTAAATGACATACTAAATGTTCTAAATTCTATACCTTCAAACAAAACTTGTTCTTGTGGGTTAAAAACATAACCAAAAGAATTTAGTGCTACTTTAGCCGCACTGTTTTGAAAAGCAGACAATGCCATTGATGGTACTTTACCAAGAAAAGGAATTGAACTGGCGGCTTCTAATATACCTATTTGATTATAGTTTGCACCTTGACTGAATTCTGCATTATCTGGCATATACAAAGTTATTGTGTCTCCAGATTTTGAATATGGAGTTTTTGTTGAACCAATTATTTTTTTTACTTGTTCATTTGCAGTACCGCTAGTAATTGCATTAAGTCCATCTTGAAAAAGAGTACCGGCAATCGCCCCTGGTATTTCTGTGATAGTTTTATTATCAGTTACTGCAGCAAGTTTAGCTTGCTCTTCTTTAAATGCATCAGTTACTGCATTTGTTTTATCTGTAAAAGATTTTTGTACATCTCCCCATGTTGCAGCTACCACTTCAGTTGCTTGAAATTTAACTGAATGTAATTTTTTTGGACTGTTTAAATCACTTGGATAGGTAAGTTTTATTGGTGCATATAGATTTCTTTCTAAAGATTTCAATGGACCATTATCAAGATTTTCACCTGATTCTCCTGATGTAGTCGCATTTTGTTGTATTACTGGATCGCCTATAGCCATTTTTTTCCTATATTCTAAAAAGATGTATATATATTATTTATGGCATATTCAGGACAATTTAAACCTTCAAACCCTCAAAAATACATTGGGGACTACAAAAACATCATATATCGCTCAAGTTGGGAAGCAAGAGTGATGACTTGGCTCGACAAAAATCCAAGTATTGTGTCTTGGTCGTCAGAGGAAGTTGTCGTACCATATATTTCTCCTGTTGATGGAAGATGGCACCGATACTTTCCTGATTTCGTGGTCAAGGTCAAGGATAAGAATGGTACATTGAAAACCATGATGTTGGAAGTCAAACCAAAGAAACAAACACAAGAACCAATTATACAAAGACGAGTTACCAAAAGGTATATCACCGAAGTTACCACATGGGGTGTCAATCAAGCCAAATGGAAGGCTGCAACTGAATACTGTTTAGACCGTAATTGGGAATTTAAGCTTATCACTGAGGACCATCTAGGCCTGTAACTAAATAAGGCATGGATAAAAAACCCTCACTCCTTACTACTCTTGCTGAACAGAAGTCTGCCGCAGAATTGCAGACAATGAGCCGTGAGTCATTGAAATGGTTGACTCAAAAAGTTGCAACACTTAAAAATCCAAGAGCAATTTCTGTTGCAATAACCAGAGAAAAGAACAGGTTTGTACCAAGGGGTCTCAAACCACAACCAAATGTTACCAAAAGATTCAGAATTGGCAGTATGTATTTCTTTGTATATGATCCAAAAGGCAAAAACCAACTGGATTATTATGATAGATTCCCTCTGGTGATACCACTTGAATCTTATTCTGATGGTTTCCTAGGATTAAACCTACATTACCTACCAATGCGGTATAGAGTGTATTTTATGCGAAAGTTGATGCCACGTGCAGTCCTGAACGATGATAATGAAATTATGCGTCTGCGTATATCATATGAAATCCTAGACGCCTCCAGAAAATATAAAGAGTTTAGGCCGTGCCTCAAACGATACTTATACTCACATATAAGGTCTAGAATACTTGCCGTTGAACCAGAAGAATGGGATATTGCAATGTATTTACCAGTTCAACAATTCAAAAAAGCACCAGTATCTCAAGTTTGGAAAGAATCCGTAGAAGAAATAAGGAATTCATAAATGGCAGGTTTACAAAATTTCATACACAGTTTCACAACTGATTTGGCCAGACCAAATCGTTTTGATGTACTTTTGAATTTACCCGATGCATTGCTTGGTAGTACTGGAATACCATCAAATTATAAAGATGGAATGAGATATCGTTGTGAAGTGGCGCAATTACCAGGTAAAACCTTTGACACGGTAGAACAGAAAACATATGGTCCGATAGAAAAATTTCCTAATCTTGTTACATATACTGATATTGATTTGACATTTATTGTTGATGATACTATGGGTGTAAAGACTACGTTTGATATGTGGTTGACTTATATCAATTCAAGAACAACAAACAATTTTAAATATAAATCAGATTATGTCTCAGATATAAAAATTTATCAATATAGTCTAGCAAATAAATTTACATATGGTGTGAATTTGATTAATGCTTATCCAATATCAATGAATCAAATGGATTTGGACTGGAGTTCGGATGGTTATCACAAATTAACTGTGACTTTTGCTTATACCTATTGGGAACAAGTGTATTAATATTATTTTTAAGGAGTTATTATGGCTTTACCAAAAATTGATGTGCCAACATATGAAATTGAATTACCACTTTCTAAAAAGAAAATCAGATATCGTCCATTTCTAGTTAAAGAACAAAGAAACTTATTGATGGCCATGGAATCTAGCGAATCTAGTTCTGTACATGATTCCATTAGAGACATTCTTCATAATTGTACTTTGACAGAAGATATTGATATTGACAAATTGCCAATTATTGATATTGAATATTACTTTATTAACCTGAGAGCTAAATCTGTTGGTGAAGTAGTCGAATCAAAGTATCGTTGCAATAATGAGGTCGATGGCCAAGAATGTAACAACATTATGGAACATAACATTAATTTGTTGAATATTAAAGTAGGTATGGATAATACAATATCACCAGAAATTCAACTGACCGATAAACTTTCTATCAAAATGAAATATCCAGAATTTGGTATCATTAAAGATTCTGTCAATATTATCAATGAAACGGAACTTACATTCAATATGTTGGCCCGTAGTATTGAATACATTTATGATGGCGAACAATTTTATTATGCAAATGAAACACCAATTTCAGAGTTGATAGAATTTGTTGAAAATTTAAATCAAACACAGTTTGAAAAGATTGAGAATTTTTTTAACAATCTACCAAAGATGAAAGAGAAAATTGAAATGACTTGTAGTAAATGTGGTTTTCACCATTCATTTAAATTAGAAGGACTTGAAAGTTTTTTCGTATAACCTTTCGCCATGACAATTTGAGAAATCATTATAAAACAAATTTCTCGTTGATGCAACATCATAAGTATAGTTTGACTGAATTGGACAATATGATGCCATGGGAAAGGGACATATACATTGCGATGTTAGTCCAATATATTGAGCAGGAAAACCAAAGAATAAAAGAGAGAATAAAGAAATAAAATGGCAGAACCAGCAGTAGAGACAAAAGATACCGTTAAAAAATTATCCTTTGGTGGTGTTGGCAAGTCTTTACTCGGCGGTGCCAAAAAATCCGTAATTAAAACTGTTGATTTTTTACATAAAAAGTTTGGTTCGACCAAACACATTGATGAAGGTAAAAAACTATCAAATACGGAATGTCTTGGTGAAATCTACAAGATGATGAAAATTATGGATGAGGATAAAAAACTTCGCCGTGAAATTGCTATTAATAATTCGGAACAAGAACAACATGAAAAAGACCAAAGAAATAAAGAAATAATATCCGCTTTAACTGGTAAAAAATTTAAGAAAACTAAATTTAAACCTAAAAGGAAAATTAAAACCAAAAAGAAAGTTAAAGCAACAAAAATTTCTGAATCTGCCGGCTTTTCTCTTGGTGACCTTGGTACTATAACTTTAGGCACTGCTGCTGTCATTGGTACTGGTGCGTTAATGACTGCACCAACATCTGCTTTTGCGAATACTATGAAAATGGAACAAGGCGCTAAAAGCCGTGAAGAAGCTTTAAAGAAAGCTCATAAATCAGTAAAAGATAGAGATAATTCTCTATCTTATGGTGTCATTAGTCTATCATCAATAAGAACAGAAGGCAAAGATAATTCAAGTTTAGATTCATTTATCAAAGATAATCCACAATTTAAACTTCCTGATCCTGGCCAAGGCGGAAAAAATCCAAATTTTATAGAACAATGGAATAAAATTCCATCTGAAGAATTGCTTGATGCTCAAGAGAAATGGTATCAAACTCATGTTTTTAATCCAGCAACAAGATTACTAGAATCTTCAGGTGTGGATCCTAAAATATCTTCTGATGAAAGAGTTCGTGCTTTTATGGCAGACAGAGGAAACCAAGTTGGTACAGCTGGTTCCGAAAAAGCAATTAAAAAATCCAAAGCCAATGAAGCAAAAACACCAGAAGAATTTATAGATAAAATGACTGAATATGATGTAGCTAATGTAGAAGAACAATTTCCAAAATACTTAGCACAATATCCAGACCGCAAAGATGCTTTAATTAGAAGAATGATTAATAGAAAAAATCTTTCTCTTAAAATTGAAAGTAAAGGTGCAACCAGTTCCAATATTACAATAAAACCACCCGCTTTACCAACTCATCATACACCAGAACAGGATGCAAAACAAGACAAAACAATTGTAGTTCAAGAAAATAAAAATACATCAACAGATGATGAACTTGAAAAACAAAGGTTAAAATACGAAAAAGATTTTGAAAATTTTGTAGATATGGGTTTAGATACCAAACAACCACCCGTTGTATCGAAACCACAATTGTGGAAATCCATGACTTCTCTGTATGAAAATGACAACATCTTATACACAGAACAGGAAAAATTATATGTAGAAAGACAAAAACAAAAACTTGCAGAAGTTTATGGTTTTAAAAGTTGGGCTGAATATGAAAGAGTTTCGGAAGAAAGAATTGCAAAAAGACATGAAATTTTAGATGCACAACAAAGAGAATATGAAGAAAATCAAAGAAAAATTCAGGAAAAATTATTAGAATCTGTAAATAATACCACAAATATTAGTACAATTGTGCAAGAGTCAACGGAAATAAAAAAAGAAACTGGTAATGAAGTGCCTTTATTGATATTGAAAATGGAAGAAATTACTAATAAATTAAAGGTACCTCTAGAAGAAGGAATATACAGTCCGTATATCTATAATGAATAAGAGAACTAAAAATGGATAATAAGTTAAACTACCAACAAGCCAGAAGTGTAAGGTCTCAATCACTTAAAGATGTGATTGCTGATGAATTGATTCGTGGTAAAGGTTTAGGATCTTCTATCACAGGTGCTATAAGTCTGAAAACACAAGCCAGAATGAAAGGAATCAAAGAAAAATTTGATCCACTTAATATTATTAAGTTTTTGACATTTGGTTCTCGTTTAGGTCCTGCTTTGTATGGCAAACTCTTTGGTCGTTCACAAAAAGATATTGAATATTTTGCTGGTCGTGCAAAACCAATTGGTCGTGGTAAACAAAAACTGGTTAAAGATAGAACAGATGATGGTGATGAAGATACCAGTGGAATGAAAACAGTACTGAATCAGATGCTTACTTTTATGAAAAAAAGCCGTGAAGATGATTTATTGATGTATGAAAAAGAAAATAATCTAAAAGAAAGTAATAAATTACATGAAGAAAAAAGACACAAAGATTTATTAAAAGCATTAGGTGCAAGAACTACTGAAGTACCTACAGCCACTATTGAAAAACCAAAAGAAGATAATGGATTTTTAAATGGATTGATGGATTCTATCAAAAAATTGATTGAAGGCATGGAAGCAAAGATAAGAGATGTTATAGAATCTGTAAAAAATATTTCTAAAATGTTAGGTAGTATAAACAATATTGCTAAACTAATTCAAAATGTTGCTTGGTTACTACGAGTAGTAAGAACGCCGACAATATTGTTTCTTGCTGGTCTGGCGTTGTTTGAATTCGACAAATGGGTATCTAAAAAAGTAGATGATGCTATGGATGTTGCTGAAAAAGAAGCAATTGAACGTGGCGATGTTACATCATTACGAAAACATTTGGAAAATAGAAATAAGAAAAATCTTGATAAAGCTGCTCGAACTGGTGATGCGCTGGATGCTGGAGTGTATACCGATCCAATGACTATAGGTAATATAATGGTAAATCCAGCTGAAATAAGAAAAAAAACAAAAGAATCATTTGAATTTGCCGCCAAAACAGAAACGGATCAATTAAAAAGACAAAAGGCTATTAATGCTTTACAAGAAATTGAAGCTGATACACAAAGTAGGAAATTGGAGTATTTGAAAAAAAATAATATTGATGTTAAATCAGCAACACCTCAACAATTGCAGGCCGCACAAGATTATGCTGATGAGAAAATTGATATAAAAGGACTTCCTACTTGGGTAAAACCAGCAATACCAGCAAAAGTAGTTACTCCATTAAGTAAAACAGATAAAGAAACTCTAACAACTGTACAAGATATTCCTGCTAACTTTTGGAAATGGTACCAACAACCAGACGCAACAGCAAATACAGAAGATGCGAAGATGTATCAAAAAATGTCTAAGGTGATTGCAGATAATCCACTTGGACCTTGGGAATTTGACAAAAAAATTCCTGGTTATAATGAATGGAATAGAACAGTACCTAAACCTATGCCTGCGGCCGGTAAACAAAGTTCTCTAAATGATTTGATACAGGATAATATAGATTTAAAATTAATTGACAGTACTTCTTCAATTCAAAAGAATAAAGCAGCACAAGAGAAAATTAATTCGGCAAGTACCAAAGTTGCATCAAGTCAAAGTATTCCTATGCCACTTTCAAGGAATCAAGATTCCACTTATAACAGAATGTTGTATAATTCCATTAGGGTCGTATAAAAAACCCCGCACTAGGCGGGGTCTAAACAAAGTTCTGAGAAAGGAACTTTTGTTTAATCTTGTGCCAACTTGGCAAAATATGCCATGTCATCTTCATCGGCCATTTCCATTTCAGGTTCAGCCACAGGTTTCTTAGGTGCAGATTTCATCTGTTCAACTGTAGTCTTAGTAACAGGTTTCTCACCATTCAAGCCTAGGACCTTTTCCAGACGGTCTTTCAACGCATCATAGGTCTTGAATTCTTTATCAGCAACCAACTCTGATAAAGCGTGTTCTGATTTCCAAACCTTTTCAAGTTCATCATCGTCATCCAACAATGCTGATGGAGATTCAAATTCGGACTTGTCATAGTTTTGGTAACCCTCAACTTTACGAATCTTCAACTTGAAGTTAGCACCTTTCCACAAATCAAATGGATTGATTGCTTGTTCATCAGCGAACTGAGGATTCATTGCTTCTGTAATCTTATCAAAGATTTTCTTACCAAATTTGAACAACATTACTTTGCCTTCATTTTCAGGATGTTTTGGATCGCTGACAATGTATACGTTAGCAACATAATTCAATTTACGCTTTTGTTTGCGTACAATTTCTTTGTTAGCTTCAATGCCTGAATTCCACAAAGTAGAATTGTGTTCACACACAGGACATTG